TCGACCACGGCGGCGGGTTGTTCCTTTAACCACTCGTTGTCCTCGTCGGTGAACAGCGGCGCGTCGGTCTCTGGATCGTAGACGCACGACACCAGGACGCGCGGCAGAAACTCCAGCGCTTGGCGCGGGGTAATGTCGGCGCCGTCGCCGACTAGCTCGGCCTTCTGCTCGACGGTCAGAGACCGCAGCGCCACGGTCGCGTCCCACTCGGGGACCTCGAGCGGCCGGCTGGTTACCGCCGCGTTGCGGATCTTGTCACGCAGTTCCATCGTCGTCCTCCTCCTCTATTACGCCGGCACGTAGCCACTCGGCGATCTTGCGCTTTGACGTCGCCGCCGGCACCGGGTCGCCCGGCTTGTGCGGCTCGCCCTTAACCTCCCCGCCGACGGTGAAGACATAATTAGACATGCCTCAATGATTCGTCGAAGTTACGGCGCCCGTAATAATGAGCTCGCCGGACAGGTTCACCTTATCGTCCACCGACGCCGCGTACTCGAGCGATGTAACGAACCCCTCGCCTTTCAGCAGGTGCCGGCCCGCGGCCGTGGACCCGTCGGGGCTGAATTCCCACGAAAGACTCGCGGTCGAGTTTCGCCCGTGCACGCCGTCGAGCACCTCGGCGTGCGTCGAGGAGAAGTGCCCGGAGAAAGAGAGCGTGGCTCCGCGGAGGCCAGGGATGTAGGCCCGGTCGTTGTCACCGAATGAGGTAATCTCAGCCGTGTCTAGCTCTCGGCTTAGGCTCATCTCGGTGATACCGGAGCTGAGAAGAACCAGCGAGCCGCCGGTGCTGTCGATTGAGAGCTGGGAGCCTTTGCCGTGTCGTGGTGCAACTGCCATGATGTGCCTTTCGGATTAGGTGCGGACCCTCCGCGAAAATGCCATAGCGAGGGTTGCTGATTCGGTGCCGGCGGAAGTTGTGTAGGAGCTGATCGTCGCGCGGAGATGTTCCTTGACCTTGGCCGTCGAGCTGGAGCGCTCGAACGTCACGCCGGTCGCGGCGGCGAACGTCAAGTAATCGGCCCAGGTCGACCCCGCGCTGGTTGAATGCTGGATCTTGGCGGTGAGGCTCACGAGCGTCGATTCAGCGGTTAGGTGGAAGTGGCCCACACCGCCACCGGTTGTGCCGCCCTCGGTGCTACCCGTGGTGCCGGGAGTCTTGATCGCCGTGTTTGATTCGGTGGTTGCAGCCGCGGAGAGCGGCCGGAGCATGACCCCGCCCAGGTAGCCGTCGCTGCCCTGCGAGTCGAGCGCGACCTGCACGATGTCGTCGACCGGGGAACTGATGTCGTAAGAGCTGACATCCGAACGCATCATGAGCGCCCGTCCGCCGGTCGAGCGCGACATATCCACGGTAACTACCGTCTCCGTCGAGCCGCCCAGCGCGTCGTCGAAGTGGTTGGCGATGTCGTCGGTCGCAGTATCGGACGCAGAGAATAGGCCATTAAAGGCGAAGGTCGCGTTCCTGAGACCAGGCGCAAACGCCCGGTCGTTGCTCCCAAATACCGTGCACTCAGCCATGTCGGCTTCAATCGACACTGAACATTCGTTCGTGAAGTCGGAGAAGTCGCGCTCGTCGATTAGGAGCCTGACATTCTTGCCGTGAATCGGTGCGACAGCCATGGATTAAGTAGACGTAGTCCTGCGCATACAGTCTACATCAAACCGGTAGACTACGCGGTCTTGTGTGTCCCTCCCCAGGAGGAAGGGGGACTGGACCGCAGACGCGCGGAGCCACGAGACGCCGGACAGTGTCTCGTTGACGATAGCCTGCACTGCGACCCAAGCCGCCTTACTATCGCCGCGTGCTTTGGTCGACGAGGTTGAGCGGTGCGTGAACGCCACGCGAGCGTTCTCGAAGGAGGGCAAGTCGTTCCCGAAGGTGTGCTCGGGCAGCGTGCCGCCAAGCTCGATCAGGCTAGAGGCGGTGTCGGGCTCGTCGGGCTGGTGGTTCAAGAACAGGTTGGTGCCCAAGGTGAAGCGCGTCGATGCCGCGGCGACGAAGGTGGCGAGTTCTTCGACGAGCGCCACTACCGTCGTCCCTTCAACCGACGAAGGGCGCGCTCAATGGCGTCGCCCAGCTCTTTGCCCATCTTGGGTAGGCGCTCGTTCCAGGCCTTCAGGAGATATTTCTTCTCGCCGACCGAGTGCTTGTAATCTTCCTCATGCTGAGGCACGGCATAGGACGAGGCCGCGCCACCGTACCCCGCGACGATATCAACATCGGGACCGCTCAAGTTGGGTGGCAGCACGCCGGCCGAGCCCTTCAGGATGCCTTCGTCAAACGGGGTGCGGGGAACCGCGCCAGCGATCACCTTCTCCTGCTCCTCGATGGCACCGGCGACTATCGCCGTTTTGGCTAGCGGCCCGGCCGCCGCCAGCTTTCGCATGAGTTCCTTACTGCCTGTGATGATTAACGTCATTGAAAACTCCGAAGGCGGGCGGGTCGGCGATGACCCGCCCGCCTGGTTCCGCCGCCTAGCCGCGTGAGGAGGGGAACACGGGATGCGGCGGAAGGTTTACAGGAAAATTTTGACATGGTTCTCACCATCGTCATCGGGGTAGCGCTCAACTTTGACGACCGGGCGGATCGTTCCGTCGGGCAGGGTCACGCGATCCGAGGCGGTGATCGAGGCGGAGCCGGTCGACCGAGCCCAGACCACGTCACGATACGCGATCTCTTCCTCGCCGCGGCCACGGATGAATCCGGGACGTTCGAGCACGCGGCAACGGTGGTTCGTGGTACTCGCCGCGAACTGCGCGGCGCCGTAGTTGTCGTGGCCGCTGCGGGTCGAAACCTTGATCGTCGAAGGCATCAGGGTCAGGAGTTCGGTCGAGAACGCCATCAGGTCGACGCGGCGGGGTTGTCGAAGAGGCCACGCAGGAACGCCGGCCGCACTCGGTCGGTTTCGCCTTCCACGGCGGTCTTGCCGCCCCGAGATAGGCCACCTGCGAACGGGCTGATCTGCGCCGCGGCCATGCGGCCATATTTCTGCGAGAGCAACTGGTAGCCCTTCGCGACCGGGCCGGCCTGCGAGCGCTTGATTACCAGGTCGCCGACCTTGCGCTCCTGCACCGAAGAGGCCGCGCCGGCAAAGAGCGCAGCGAGGCTATTGGCCGCGAGCTGCGCGGCGATAAACGTGTTCGGCGCCGTGGCGGTGAAGTAGGAATAATCCCCGTCGGCCAGGAACTCGGCCGAGGTCGACGTGCTGATATCCCCCACGAGGAGCCGAACCGCGTCGTTCGTGTCAAATGTTGGAGCGCCGCCGTAAGCCATAATCAACCTCGCGATAACTTTCCTTGAACCTGGGCCAGGTGCGAGACTAGGCCGGCGTGATCGGTGGTACGCGAGGCCGAGGCCACGAGGCGACTATAGGATGCGGCTCGGATCATGAGCGATCATTCGACTAGATCAACGCCGACTGAGAAGGCGCAAGTTCCCGTGGATGCTGACGTGCTAGTCACCCGGAATTCTGACGGGAGCACCATGGACACTACTTCCTGATCTTCGATTCCTACGGCCGAGATATCGGCGGTGGAGATCCCGGGGTAGATAACGATGCGGCGCAGCCCGGTCGAGGTCGAGTCGGTCGTTCCTACGGCAGCGATCGTGTACCACTGGTCCGCGGTTGTGCCGGCGGCCAGTCCTTCAACCGCGAAGGTTGGGCCGACCGTCGGGGCCGAGGTCGGCGAGGAGTAATCAAAATTGAAGATGCCGCCCCTTGCGCGGGGATTCTTGACGGTGCGCGACTTGGTGACAACGGCGCGAGACAGACTTGGCAGGATGGTGAGGGCTTGACTTGCGCGACCCATTACACACGCTCCAACACTTTCGCAGATGCGGTGGCCGGGAGCTGCCCGTTATTCGAGGGTGGCTCCTCGTGGCGCGACTTGGTCCGCGGGTTCGTCCACACGTCGCCGAAATACCGGGTCGTCTCTAGCGCGCCTTGCGCCTGCGCCCTCGCCGTTTGTATTTGCCCGAGCTGCTGGTCGAGAGTCTGTATCCGGGTGGCAAGCTCCGTCTCGCGCTCCTTGACCTTCGCCGCTAGCGCCGAGTCGTCCTCGGCACCGTAGAGCGCAGTCAGCTTGAGAAGGTCGCTGCTCTCCGGTACGCGGACCTGCACGCCCATGCCCTGCACGAAGCCCAGCATATGCTCGCACGACGGACGCTGGGAGGCATACTCTCCGCCGGTTGCCATATCGACACCGTAAACATGGAGTTCGCAGTGACCGAAGTACTCGGTCTTGAGCGCACGCAGGAGGCCGGGAGCGGCGAGCTGGTGATATTCCTTGTCCTCGGTCTTGGCCTCAAACTGCGCGAGGGTCCGAGCCGCGAACTCGTCGCCGCGCTCGGCCATCTCCAGGGCGGCGTGGCCGATCATCCACGAAATGGAATTGGTCATGTACCGACCGCAGCCCTCGATGACTTCCTGTTTCGGGAACGCTCGAGCGCTGGGCCATTCCGGCTGCGGGTAGAACGTCCAAACCTCTCGGGTGCCAAGAGAGTACGGCTCGTTCTT